TTGAAGTAAATACAATTTCATTTGTTCCTGTACCACTTGCGTATTGCAAGTTGTAAGGTCCACGTCCTGAACCAGAACCTGCGTTATTATTTTGTACCGCAACATACGGTGTACTAGTAATATCTACTGCTTCATTAAATCTTACTCTAACAGACATAAGGTATCCTGCTGATACATCTGCTGTTGTAGTAATCCATTCAATTTCTGTAATATTTGCCGTACCCATATTCACGTTCAATCCTCCGATTGCTACTAATACTTCTGGATCAGCACTCGTATTGCCATTACCAGAAAGTATTGAACCTGCTTCTCTAACCCACCCTTGTGGTGTCGCAAAAACTTCTTTGGCTTCTGCAGTAGTTAGATTTTTAGGTTTAATGTCATTTCCCCATAAACTCATAAAATCTCCTTAATTTAAACGTTTAATTTGTTTTTGTTATATAACCCTAATATTTATAAGAATAGATATTAGAAGCCCAGTTTTTTTAACTCAGCGATGACTTGACTAGCAGATTTAAATGTAATCCCTATACCGCCTTTTTGTGTAAATTGTGATGTGTTTTTATCGTAATCGTCTATTAGTATCGCAGGTTGACCCCCTACTTTAGCATAATTTTTTTTATCTGATCTTCTTACTAGATTAACTCTACCTCCAGATAACCCTAAATTCTTTCTACACCAAGCAGACTTACCTGGTATACAATTAGGATCAAATGTCTTTTCTAAATATGCTGATAGTATGTGTGGTTTATACTTACTGATGAAGTTCCACATGACTTTACCTTGTGATATCCAAGGCATATTTTCCCAAAACTTAGGATATTCTAATACTTTAAGCCATTTTTCGCTTCCACCTTTAGCCATCCATTTAGCTTTAGACGTTCCAGCGGCTTTCTCTACTTGTGTTGTAAAGTCACAAAGTACACCATCCATATCACAATATATTCTTGGTAGATTTTTCATAATGTGAAGATTTTTAGATTAATTTTTGTAATCGACTTCTGGTTCTAGTTGCACTTGTGTTTTCTTTGTACCTGTGTCAGCTTTTCCCTTGAATGTATTATTTTTTGAACCTTTAATGTTTTTAGGATTTTTAAATTCAGGTTCGCCTTCAGCTGTACCTTTTTTTTCTTCTTCTTCAGCAGCCATTTGCCATACAGATTTAACAGCATCTAACATAGATTCTTGTTTAACTGCTTCTTCTTTAATGCCTTTTTCTTTTGCTTTCTTTTCAGCGTCTTTATGACCATCAGCATATACATGATTTTTTTTATCAGGTGTATTTGAATTGTCTAAAGTTGCTTTACCATTTTTGATAATATATCTATCATTCTCGTAAGCATCTTCTTCATTTTTTGCTGTGTACTTGCTGTCTATGTCATTAAAGAAATTCTTTTTTTCAGCAGGTGTCATAGCACCAATTCCTTTACCCGACTTTTCTAATTCTTTTTTGAATACTTTTTTATATTCTGATTCAGTAGCATAATTTGACATTTTTGCTGATATTTCTTCAATACTACCTGGTTTGTGTTTTAAATAATTCATTACTTCTCTCCTTTTAATTTTTTCGATAGTATTTTATCTACCAAGTTAGCTGCACCAGTCATTTCATTTTTTAACATCTTTTTTGCTAAATCTTTATTCTTACCTTTCAGAGCGGCTTTCTTTTGAGCATCATAATACTTAATCATATCTTTTGCTCTTTGTACTCTGTTTTCTTTATCACTCATAGCTTCTTTTACTATTTCAATCTCTTTAACACCACTTTTTTTCAATCTATCCTTCATATCTTGTGCGTCTTTTTCATTAGGGTGTTTCATACGTAAATTCTTTTTGTTTAAAGGGTCTACATATTTTACAATGTAAGTTTCTTTAACTTCTTTTTCTTTTTCTTTTTTAAACTCTGCGTGAGCAATACCAACAGTTAATGGAACTTCTCCAGTTATTGGATTTGGTTTTGGTTTAACTGCTTTGTTCTTTTCATTTTCTAATTTTTGTTTTAATAATGCTACTTGAGCTAAAGCAGCCATCAATTGTTTTTCTACAGATTCACCTTCTTCAGTAGGTTCTTTTTTATCAGTCGCTGGAACATCATTTGCTTCTTGTACTTCGCCTAAAATATCTTTAAGAGTTTTAGGATTAAGTTTTAATGCTTTTGCTATTTCTGTTGCTGACTTACCATCTTTCATCATATTGTGAATATCCGACATTTTACCTTCTTCAACTTCCACTTCTTCATTTGCTTGTCGTAACGCATTTGCAACTTCAGGGTTGTCTGCTAATCCTTTAGCAATCTTATTAATCATCTCAGTTGCTTTAGTCATGTTACCACCTTTATATCTCTTATCAAAAGCAATACCTTTTGCCATTGTGATTTGTTTATCGGTAAATTCTACAAGTGTTTCTTCTTTAATATGTTTACCTTTGAGTGCCGAGATAACTTTTAAAATTTGTTGTGGGCTCATACCAGAGTTTGTAAGCGCAATATTAATATCTTTCCACGTGTACTTCTGAGTATTATTTTCACCTATCATTACTTCGTCTGTAGTTTCATCAAAATACTTTCCATCATTTTTAGATATAACACCATTACCGCCGTCTGATTTTAATTTTGATAAAAACTCTTTCGCATCTTTTTCATCTTTATACCAAGCCGAACCAATTTTACCATCTTTTTTAGATGTAAATTTTACAACAAATCCTTGGGACATATCTTCAGTAACTGGCATCTTCTTTTGTATCATACGTGATAACGCAAGACCTGATATAAAAGGTATTTTTTTCTTTCTTAAATCATTTAAAGAACTGTCAGGTATTTTATCGAATATTTTTCTTAATTTATTTACATTGGCCATTGACATTGTTTTACCAGCAAGATCAGCATACGATTTTGCTAACTTACTAATTTGATCTACAGTAAATTCATTTAACTCAACTTCTTCAAATTCTTTTAAATCAACTTCTTGTAAAACAATTTCTTCTTTTAAATTAGATGAGTTTTTATTAAGTTTATCTAATAAGTCTTTTAATTCTTTTTTGTTTTTAATAAAAATTGAACCTGACATACCACCACTTTTTGAAATTTGTAATCCATCTTTGTCTGGAGTTACAGCATTTTTATATTTTTTAACAGAAATATTTTCTTCTATATTATGTCTATTATTGACTTCATTTAAAGCCTCATTCATTGTTTTTCTATATCTACTCATTATAGGTCACTCCATACTTCGTCCCAATTGGAAATTTTTTGTTTTAATTGTTTTTGTAACTCTCTTTCAAGTTTTTGTCTTAATGCAATAGCGTCATTACCCACGACAGAAGCATAGTTGTCATGTACTACTTCTAATGCCGAGTAAGTATCTGCTAATTTTTTATCTCTTAAAATTTCAGCAGCGATATATCTTCTAGTTTCAAAATGATCGTTTTTAGCAGTTTTAGCTCTAATGTATTGTAAATTAGTTTTTGAAGCTGTTGCTTCATGTAACTGTGTTCTAAATTCTTTTAGTGTTTTACTCATTAAATATCTACCTTGTTTATCTCTAATTTTGATAACATTCTAGTTACTACTTCGTCTAGTTTAGAACGCCATTCTTCTCTATATCTATCTCTATATTTATCAATTGTAGCATCCGACATTGCCCATTTTTCAATATCTTTTTTACCTATATCAGTCGTCATAGGTCTTGTAACTACTTGTTTCTTGTTATCTTCAGGTTTACTAGGGACATATTCGCCACCTTTGTAGTTTGGATCGTATCCATCTTGCCCTGGAGTTAATGAGATCGTATGTTTGGCATAATCGTGTCCAATTTCATAAGATTCTTTTTTATCTTTATTCATATTTAAATCTTTCTTAAATTCGCTAAATCGTTTAGTCTTTTTACTTATGACTTTATCCTGTGTAGGTGTCACTTTAATTGTTACTTCTTCGATACTAGATACAGCTTTAAACCCGTAATCTACATCTAAATTGTATTCTCTTACAGCGGCTTCTTTGTCAGATGATATTGGAATACAATCCCATATCCAAGCCTTATGTAAACTATTACTATTGTCTTCTAAAACAATATAATTTGTTCCTCTTCTTTTTACTATTCCTTGTAAATCTTCTTTTGTGTAATTTACTTTATCTCCTATGTTAAAGATTACTTCTCTAACATATAAATCTCTAATTTGTTGTTGTTCAAATTCTGCCATACTTGCTACAGGTCCTCTTGATTCCAGAGCCAAGTTCATACCGTGTCTAACTGACTTCATCAATCTTTCAATATTAGGTATACTTCTATATGTTGGTGGCAATCCTTTTTTAAATAATTTAAAATCTCCAGCTGCTGCAGCTTTTCTCATTTTACTTGCTGACATACCCATTGCTCCTTCAGCGTCAGGATCTCTTTCGCCAGCTGATACTACGTTTATATCACCAAAAAAATAATAACCATGTCTGCTTTTGGTACCATTATACTTTTTAAGTATCGTTGAAAATTCATTTACTCTATCACTACCAACTACCATGATAATATTTTCATAATCTTTTTTATAGATCATAGTTGCTAAATCTAAAACCATGTTGGTAGAATTTAATTCTATCTTGTTACTATATTGTTTAAATATATCTTTCATAAATCTCAATTTAGTATTTGGATCTAAAGGATTCTTTTTACTATCTTGTGATCTGCTTAAAAATATTCTGTAATCATTTGCTGATTGACTAGCAACCTTTTTGATTAACTTTTCGTGTCCAATTGTTGGTGGATTAAAACGACCAAATGTGAACGCCATTGTTTTACCTGATCTATTTGGAGTTAATTTACCTGATCTGACTTCTGTTACATAGTCCTCTGGTAATCCTACGTCTTTAACTGCTAGACTAAATTCATTATAATCTATACCAGCATGTTGAGCCGCTTTGTTTTTAGCGTCTTTCATACCTTGTCTGATATATTTTAAATATAAGTTAATACCTGCTCTCATTCTTGGAGCTTTAATTGTTTTTCTAATAAGAGTATTCCAAGCACTAGCAATTGATTCAGTTTTTAAACTATCTATTTCAGCGTCTGTTACTTTACCATCATCTAAAATTTGTTTACATTTCTTATAAAATTTTAGATAGTGATATTTTTCTAACATCTTATAGATAACATTTTTAGGTAATTTATTTTTGATACCATACTTTCTAATCTCATCTGGTGACATATCACTATCAAATGCTGATCTTCTTTCAGCGTCAACAGTATCACCAATCTTAATAATGTCGTTAAGGTTATCTTCTATTTCTTCTATCTTATCGTTTAGTTTATCTTGTAAATCTAAAACATCATTTGGTTGTAATTCTTTTAATTCATCATAGTCAATTATATCTCTTTTTAGTTCACCTTTAACTACGTCTAATTCTTGTACTTTTCTTCCAAACTCTTTTACATATAAGTCTGTATTAAAAACAAAATCATCTGGTCGTTTAACAAACTTATCTTTTTCTATATCAAACACAGCATCAGCTTTTTTATTTTGATCGTCATATGTTTCCTGATCTGTAATAAAGTAAAAATTAATAGGGTGTTTAGTTCCTGGAATTTCTTTACCTTGAATATTGTCGGGATTTTTAGAAGACAAATACTTTTGTGAAAGTGCTACTCTTTCATCTTCTTGTTTTTCTTTTGGTACATCAAACAATACATTGATGTCCAAGTCTGCGTCATTTCTATATCTCTTTGTTAGAATAGAACCAATTAAAGATATTTTCAATATAGGATAGTCTTGTTCAAATTCTTTAATCTGATTGTTAATTAATTTCTTAACACTAGCTTTAATTTTTGGATTAGACGTATTAGCATTATCAAATACACCAGGTGCATAAGTAAGTCTTGGTATATCGATAATACTTTCTAATACGTAATCTTTAAATTTCATATATTACTCGTAAATCTTCTTCTTTTTATATGCTTCGTGATATTTATCTAATATCTTTACAATACGCCAATCACCATTCTCTAATACCTCTATCTCTGCTTTTACTTTATCACAAGCAAATATAAATGAACCAACGGTTAGTCCGTCTATCTTCATTTGTTTATATTTCTTTTCCGCTTTTCTTTTCTCTTTCAAGCAGTGACTCATATTAATAGCTTCTCTATGATCTACTAATTTCCTTGTACCATCTTCATTTTCAAATATACAAACTGCAAATACAATGCCTATTTCTGGTTCAGATGGAGTTAAATCTATAAGGCCTTTCTTCTCAGCAACATCTAGTGCTTCTTGTGTTTCTGCTTTTACGTTTAAACCTACAAAAAGTATGGTAAAAAACATACATATAATTATATACTTTTCTAACTTGTTCATTAGTTTCCTCCTGATATTATTTTAGTTATTCTTAATCCATATTTTGTCTGTGAATCTTCTTCTAAATCTGCTACTAATATCTTACAAGCAAATTGTACTCTCTCGCTTTTACCATTTGAATCCATTTGTCTTTGTGCTACTCTTTTAGATTTAAGACAAGTTGATATGTTTGGTTTAAAAACGTGTTCAATTATTGTACCGTTTAGTATTAACAATAGACCAACAACGCCCTCTTTATTTGGATGCGCCTTACCCGGCTTGTATTCTAAAGCAATAGCAATATTCACAAACAATAATATAAAAAGTGTTGTTATTATTTTCTTCATTTTATTCCTTTTTTTTATGAGTGTTACCATTTTCATAAATTATACTACGATTACTGTCTTTCAACTTCTCAATATCATCTCTCATGGCCTTAACATCTTCTTGTAATCTTATGATGTTTACTCCGTTGTTCATCATTTTTTCTAAACGAATGGTAATTTTATCCATTTGTCCGGACATATGTTCAATAAGCATATACTGTTCGGAATCAGCAGGTGGAGATCCCATTTCTCCCCTTGGCCATTTGATTCTAAATTCTGTATTCTTTTCTAAATCAGCTTCAATTCTCTCACTTGCTTGAGTTAAATCTTTTCTAATCAGTTCTTCATTTGTTTCGATACGATTTAATCTTTCGATCACACCAAAGTAAGCCCATACTCCTACAGCAACAGTTGCTACTATAGCTAGCAAATTTTTCATTGGCATACTTATCGCTGTTTCACTTGATACTTTCATTTCATCTCCTTTACTCATATATTTCTTTTTGCATCTAGTTCTTTCTTTATCCAACTTAACGCAATGTAATTTTCTGGTTTTTTATTTAATTGACTTCGTATAAACCTTGACGCACTATTTAGTGTTACTGATACTAACTCTTTCTCGCTTCTATTATTGTCAAGGATCATCATTCTTTTTGGACTAAAAATTCTTTGAAAGGTACCTATATTTAATTGTACTTTTTCCCAATTATTTTTTACAAGGTATTCAGGAATTGTTCTAGGTCTATTAATATTTCTTTGTATCGCTACATCTAAACTTGTATTTACAAATATCATATAACAATCATAACCTATAGCTTTTAACATAGATACTTGTCTAGTAACAAGCGGTAAATCTCTACCAGTTGCATCAATAATTAAACCAAGTCTACCATTAACATAGGTATCTAACATAGTGGCAGTAGTTGTCTTTGCCTTTTGTCTTATAATATTTCTAAAGTATTCTTCTTCATCTGGCATTTTAAGAGATAGATTAGTTTTCTTTAATCCTGTTTCAAAAGCACTATCTGAATTAACTACTTTTAATCCCGTACCAGCAAAGGCTGATTGTGTAACAAATGATTTACCTGAACCTGGACCACCAGCTAAAAAGAATGCTTTAAATATACCAGGATCGTAAATACCCTCTTTCAAATATTCTCTAAATTCTGTTAAAGATTTTGTATTAGTTAATTTTTTTAACATTTTGTGATGTTCTTGTACATCTTTATCATTCATCATCTTTTAATTACTCCACCCTTTTGGCATTGTAAAGTTAGCTCTACTAAACTCTAATCTATCTACTAATTTAACAGCGCCGGCAACTTTATCAACAGCTACAAATCCTTCGGGAGCTGTTACTTTATATCCTGTTGAAGTTTTTAAAAAGTGACCTATACTTTGTATCTCACTCATTTTATTTACTAAAAAGTTTTTAGCATTTTGTAAAGTTACGTGTGAAGCAATGGCAAAGTATAATCCATTCTTATTTCTATCTATAAATGTTAAATTCTTTTCTAATATGTCTTTATATTTTTGTTTACCTGCAGGTGACTTTTTACTATCTATTTCTGCTTGTAAAATATTTACATAGTAATCTCTAAACATATCTACTAAACTTTTTATCTTGGCCATGTGTCCTTGTGTGTTTCTAATGTAGTGATTAAAGAAAGTTTTTAATCTATATCCAACACCAAGACCTTCTGAAGAAGTTATACTCATTTCATCTATTACTTTTGAAGCTTTTAATAAAGATCCTTCTGCCATTCTTAACTTCGCATTAAATTGTGTAAGTTCACTTCTTGTTAGTTTTACAGAACCTGATACATCTTTGTAACCAGCACTTGCTAAAAATACATTTGTTGCTGATCCTCTAATAGTTCCAAAACCAGCTGTCATACTATCTAAAGTTTTACCTGTATATTTTGTATGAAAAACTATACCCATTCTTGCTCTTAATATTTTTTTAGCAAGCATTGAACTAGTTGGTACTGCGTAAGTAATAGTATTTGGTGTAAATGAAACCATACTCTCACCATCTATATTAATTTTTTTTAAATCTGAAGGAGTGAATAGAAAGTCACCTTGAAGTACCCCATTGATACCTAGACGCCTTAATTCTCTTAATGCAACTGTTAGTTTTTCTGCTAACTCACCAGAGTGATTTTTTCTTATATCACCTACTGTGTAATTGACTTTTGGATTTTTGTTGAAAACTGATTTAGTACCTACAAAGAATTTTCCGTTTTCAGGATTAGTACCACAAATGATTGCTGGAGCGCCGTCCCACTTGACGGTCATGTTGACTTTATTACTTGATGAACCAGCCAGCATATTTCTTACTGACTTTAAAAAATTAATAGCACTTTGCCCACCTGCAGAACCTTTATCTATGATAGCATCTTCTAGGTGTTCTAAATGAGTATTCCTATCTTTTGTAATAAATCCCTTAAAACTAAACATTTCTCTTTCATTGTGTTTCCATTACTATAATCACATTTTCCATATAATTCAACGTATATATTTATATTATATACTATTTAGGGGTTAATGTCAAGGGATATTATATCTATTTTACGGTTTTAATGTATAGAAATTTGGGTATTCCACCCTCTAATTTCCATACTTGATTTTTATTTTGAAATTTAACAAATTTATTAGCGTCTTCTTCAAAAAAATATTCAGCAACAACTGTCTTTTTTGGGTACTCTAGTACACGCCATAGAATATCACCTTTGGATTTTACCATCTTACTTTTATAATTCAAAGTATCCTCACTATTATCCCCGGGTCTTCTATCACCCCTATGAAATTTTACTTTTTGTAGTTTGTTCATTAAAGTTTAAAATCTGAAAATTTCTCATAAGTCTGATCTGGATTTGGATAGTTTTCTTTTTCTTTTGTTTGATTGCTATTTACAATATTTTGTGCTGAGTTTTCAACATCATATAATCTCATTTTAGCTTTGTCAACCCCTAATATAAATGCTCTATTAACACCCGGGTCGTTGTATCTATTTTTTAATTGTTTTACTTTCATTTGACCTAATGCATCTAATTCATCATTAGTCATTAAAGCAAACATAAAGTCAGCAGTTGCTGGTAGACCAAATGATTCTGCAGTATCTTCTAATCCAATGTCTGTACTTACAAACCCAGTTCTAGTAGTTTGTGTTGCACTAAAGATTGGCACATCAAACTCAACAGCTAAACCTCTTAATTCTTCAGCGATTGCTTTAACATAAAAATAAGAAGATATATTACCACCTTTAAATCTGCTTGAAGCACAAATGTTTAGATAGTCAATAAAAATAACTTGAGGTCTAAATGATTTCTTTAATGCTAATTCATTTAATAGACTTTTAAAGTGACCACTATGAGCAGCTGCAGTAGGATATTCTTTAATGATTAGTCTACCTTTTGTCTTATCCTCTAATTTAGTTAACTTATTATCATATAAATCTTTTGGTATGGTACGTAAATCGTCCATAGAAACATCAAATAAGTTTGCATCTATTCTTTCCGCAATCCGTTCTTCTGACATCTCTAGTGTGATATAGAGAACGTTTAAGCCTTGTGTTAAGAAACTTGAAGCAACATGACACATAAACAAAGATTTACCTACACCTGTGCCTGCTAGAGCAATGTTTAAAGTCTTACTTGGTATACCGCCTTTTGTAATACGATTGAAATAACTTAAATCAAATTTGTAACGTTTTTCTTTTGTGTGGTACCACTCAAATCTTTCTTGTGCATCACCAATATAATCGTGACCAACGTGATTATCAAATGAAACTGCTAGAGCATCTGCTAGAATACTTGGTATCGCCTCTGGTGTTCTAAGCTTATCTTTGTTATCTAATATTTGTATACCTTCAAGTACTGCGTTATGTACTGCTCTATCTTTACAAAACTTTTCTGTTGTATCTAATAACCAGTTAATATCTACGTCTTCTGGTTTTGAAATAGAGTTTACTAAATCTTTAACATTCTTAAATTCTTCTTCATTTATATTTTTTGTATTATTAAGTTCAATTAGTATTGCTTCTTTTGTTGGAAGATTTTTATATTTTTGAACAAAGGTATCAATTTCACTAAACAATAATTGTTCATCACGTTTATTAAAATACGTACTTTTTATGAACGGTAAAACTTTTCTAGTGTATTCTTCTACATAAAAAAGACTTGTTAATATTGTATTTTCAATTCTATCGTTACTCATCAATCACCATTGTTCCATTTTTTAGTTGGTCTTCAACTAATTCTAATAATATATCACCAATATAATTCTTAAACTCAGTATCTTTAACTTCTACTTTGTTAGGGTTTAGAAAAATATCATAGGTAAACTTTAACGGAATCTCACCATTAGCATTTGCTTCAGGAGCAAACTTAACCTTATCATACTTATAAATTATATCTTTGTACTTGCCTTCGGCTAACTTTATACAACTAAAGTCTTCACCATCTTTTTGAGCAAAGATATATCTTTTATTCGTCTGATTCTTCTGTTCCGTAACTAAATTTTCGTTTTGCTTGGACATCTATTTTATCTAATACCTCTTTTGTAAAATATTTTTCAGGATTATCATTGATGTTCTTACCAAAGACTTTAACACCATCTGGCATTTCGTATCTTGTAGATACTTTCTTAAAGATACCAGCTTCTTCAGCAAGTTCAATAAGACCATAGTATTTGTCTAAGCCTCTTTTGTAAGTTAGTTTTACATCTATTTTTGCGTTTTCTTTTGTTAACCTTGATTTATAATTTTTACAATGTATAATGTTACCAATAATTTCAGTACCATCTTTTTCTTTTCTTTTAGATAGATAGATAATTGATGAAGCAGCATATTTTAAACCACTTCCTCCACCCATTTCTTTTTGAGGGAACATTGAACCTATAACATCATATGTATGGTTGGTCATAATCATTGGTACATTTGCTTTACCAAGTTTCAATGTCAATACTCTAAATGTTGATTTGACAATTTGCGATCTTGTCATATCTCTTGTTTCTTTACCAGCAGCAGTATCTTCCATTTCTTTTGTGGTTGATAACATACCTAAACTGTCTAACACAAACAGCAAAGGTTTTCTTTCTTTTAATGGTTGTTCGATATATTTGTCTAAAATTTTTATAGATTGACTTCTAAATTCTTGTACTGTTGAAACTGGAACAACAACCATTCTTTTCGAATCAATGCCTCTAGTTTCAATCATGTCTTTTGAGATTGCGCTTTCTGATTCAAAGTAGATAATACCTGCTTCAGGATCCTTATCTAAAAATGCTTTACATATACCTAAAGCAAAAAATGTTTTACCTGTTGCTGCCTCACCTGCGATAGCAGTAATCTTGTTCCCTGGCATACCTCCATAGATACTACCGGATAATAATGCGTTAAAAGAATATGAACCTGTGTCTATAAAACTTGTTACGTCAGCGCTGTCAATACCATCACTCACTAAACCAGCGTATTCATTACCAGTTTCTTTAATTATATCTTTTAAAAAGTTACTCATTCTCATTATCTCCTATTTTGTAATACTTATAATACCACATTTTTACTATATTGTCAAGTCTATTTTTTTAAACAAATGAAACCTAAGAAGTTATAGTTTTGCCAGAACGTATGTACTTCAAATCCAACATCTTCACACATTGTAAAGAGTTCAGTCTTGGTATTTAACTTCATCATATGTCGTAATTGTACTTCTTTATCTAGTATTTCTTTATCACTAAAATTTTTTCTTTTGTAGTCATAATAACAAAAAGTCATCATGTCTTGTACTCTTGGATTACAGCTAAGAGTCTTTTCAGAAAAGACAAAAGCACCACCTGTATTTAATCCATCATAAACTTTTTGAATTATCTCTTGTCTATTTTTTGGAGCCATGAATTGTAATGTAAATATAGAAGTTACTAGTGAACAATTTTCAAAATCAAAATCTCTTACATCACCTCTAAAATAATTTAACATTTCATATTTGCTTTCATCATCATTATAGTCACCAAAAAAATCAGCTTCAATTTCTATACCTGTATATTGTGCATGTGGTATATGTTTTTTATTTTGTTCTATCATACCTTTTAGTAGTTTACCACTAGAACAACCTAGATCAACAACTTGCGTATAATCTTCAACAAAATATTGTGATAGAGAAAGTATATCACTCCATAGGTCACTATATCCTCTAATTGATTTGTCAATATGATTATCAAATCCTTCTTTTGATGTTGCGAATGTAAATTTAGCCATTAGTTATCTCCTTATATGGTTTTAATACTTTATTATATACACTTTCAGATAGTGCCTTCATCATTAACGGTGGTACCATACGCCCTATACGTTCTGATTGTTTTATATGTTTTCCTGTCAATTTAAAGTCTTCAGGTAATGACATAATTCTTTTTAATTCTTTAATAGTAAATTTTCTATTTTCTGTTGGGTGACAAGTACCAGCAACACCTGGAAGATTACCCATAGCTGTTATTGTTGGACAAGGTTTATTTCTACTAGTTCTCTTTAAGTTAAAGTGATGACCTTTATCGTGGTAATCCATACCACTTAAAACTTTCTCAGGATCTTTTGGCATTTTGGCCAAAGTTTTACCTACTGCTTTATCTGGACCTAAAGCCTTGTTTAAGTATTCTATTTCCTCTGGGTCTTGATTAACAATATCATTAATGGCTTCACCCAATGTAGTTCTAAAATTATTCTTATCAGGATACAATTGATACATTGTCATAAAATTAATACCTACTTTCTCTGCTACATCTTCTCTTACCGCAATAAAGAAAGTTCTTCTACGAGATTGTGGAACACCAAAGTAACTTGCGTCTAATACATCAGCAACAACAAGATAACCAAGTTCTTCAAATCTATTTTGAATTTTATGGAAATATTCTTTTGCTTCTCCCATTGTCAAACCCTCAACATTTTCTCCAATAATAACTTTTGGTTTAATTTCATTTGCCACTCTTAAAAATTCAAAAAATAAATCTTCAACGTTTTCTACACCTTTAATATCACTATACTGTTTCTTTTTACCAAACGCATCTGCGTGAGTTCTACCCTCACCATGTGATACAGAACCTGCCATACTGAACGCTGAACATGGAGGAGAGCCATCTAATATATCTAACTCAC